AATACAACGAATACAAAAGGCCCAAGCAGAATTATCCGTAATGCCTCAAATAGAACAAACCGGAGGCAATGCTAAAGAGGTTGTAGAGTCCTATTTAGAGGCTATTGGTAGTGAGAATTTAGAGCAGATTTATCCAGAGCTTACAGAAGAGCAGCAAGTAGCGGCTCAGAAAGAGCAAGAACGACAAAAACAACTACAAGAAATGCAAGTTGTAGTTCCTTTAGAGGCTCAGGCGGCGCTAGGTCGTGCAGAGGAGCTAAAGGCTAAAGCTAGAGTGCTAGAGGCTCAGGCTAATCTAATGAAGACACAGGCAGAAACAGGGCTGACTATAGCCAAAACAGGAACAGAGAGAGCTAAAACAGAGCTGACTATAGAACAGGCAGAGACAGAAGCCACTAAGAACGCCACAAGTATTGTGGGAACAGAGTTAGATATAGAGAAAGCAAAGCGCGAGGCTGAGCTAGTAAATATTGACAGAGGTCAAAATAATGGAAATAACCCAGAGCCAAATACAGGAATGGTTTAGTAGTCCCGTATCAAAGTACTATTTCGATACAGTCAAGGATGCAATTGAATCCTACAAATCAAAACCCCGCTACATTCCCCGCGATATAAATGGAAATATTATAACCGCGACCGCTTGCGCGTTAGAAAATGCACATATCCAAGGAGCAATTGAAGCCTTCGAGGAAATTATAAATTTAAAAGGGGAGATGATAGATGAACTTGATGCCTAAAGGAGATCACATTTTAGTCAAGCTAGTTGAGGTCGAGGAAAAATCAGCGGGAGGGATTATAATGGGAACTCCCAACGAGTTAAACAGGGAGCAGGCCGGCCAATACATAGCAAAAGTTGAGGAAATAGGGCTATTTGCATTCTCAGAATGGGAGAATTTAGGCGATACCTTGCAGGAGCGTTGCGATTATTATGGCGTAAATGTTGGTGATACTGTTGTATTTCATAGATATGACGGCTTACAAATAGCTTTAGATGAGTATAAAAATCATAGATTAATACCTAGCAATTGCATCATTGGCAAACTGGAGAAATAAAATGGCAGAAGCAGAGAAAACAGAGGAATTAGGCGGCTTGGGTGAGGGTGAGGCTACCCTACTTGAAAATGATGGTCTTGATAATAATGAAGATTTAGACCTAGGCGACCAAATGCCTGATGTTGAGAGACAAGCTAGGGACCAAGGATGGCTACCTAGGAATGAATTTAAAGGAAATCCCGACGATCATAAAAGCGCAAAGCATTATGTGGAATGGGGAGATATGAAAGGAAGTATAAAAACAATTAAAAATCAAATGACCCACCAGAAAAAAAGCTATGAAGATCAAATTGTTAATCAAAACATATTGCACAAAGCTGATACAGAAAGGCAGCTTGCAGAGGTTAAAGCTCAATTAGTAACGGCTATTGATGATGGTGATACAACAGCGGCTACAGCTTTGGCAGAAAAACAATCAGAGTTAAACATTCAAAAGAACAAGTTAGAGAATGTTCAAACTGATGCAGGGGCTAATGATGTTGAGATTATGCGATTAGAATGGGAAGCTGAAAACCAATGGTTTTTTGACCAAAATGATCCAAGGGTAGCGGCGGCTCATTCAGCCTATAATTTAGCTATTAGAAAAGGTGGAACTCCAGAAGAAGCCTTTGCAGCGGTCGATGATAGGGTGTCAAAGATGTCGGGCAAGCCTAAGATTAATCAAAACAGATTAAATCCTTCTGATACAGCTACCAGTACAGGGGGCGGGAACCGTGGAACAAAAGCTCGGAAAATAACAATGAATGATGTCACTCCTAAAGAAATGCACATGAGAGCGGCTTTCCCTGATGGAGAGTCAGGAGATAAGGTATTTTTGAAGGCCATTGAAAATAGCAGGAAAGGAGTTTAATTATGAAAAAGACAGTTAAAAATACAGTTAAAAAAGATATTACAAAAAAAACACCAAGCCCAAGCCCAAGGAAGAAGCGTGTTCCTATGAATTCAACGCAAGGAGGGGATACTACTCCAATTGAAGCGCGTGATAAAAACTTTCACTATAGGAAATGTGCGGATTATGGCAAAGGTAAAATCCAACAATACCTTGATGCTGGGTATGAATATGTTTGCCATGAGGGTACTAATGATAAAATAGTATATCCTGGGGGCCATAAACGATGGTTAATGAGAATACCTATGGATCTTTATTTAGAGGATCAGCTTGCAAAACAGCAAAAAGTCATTGATACTAATGCAAAAGCAAGGGCAGAACACGCATCTATTAAAGGTGGTGCTGTACCTGATTATATACCGGGTAAACAGTCGAACGTAATAACAACAGACGGTTTATCATAGTCTAGCCAGCGAGTTAGTCAGAACAAGGGTTTGAATCCTTCGCGCCGATAGTTAGAAAACTGTTTAGGGTGGGAAAATAGAAGCAATAGATTATCCGTAAAGGTTGATTAAATTGCATTTGTTTTTTTATTTTAAATTATAACTATAGGAGTGTTTATTATGGCTGGTTTACGGCTTACTAAAACACAAGGCGCTTCAGGGTATACAGGAAAGGTACAAACATTTGCCTTCCTAGCTGCTGATGCAAATCAAATGGCTGTTGGTGATGCGGTTATCGTTTCTGGTACTGCTAATGCTGATGGCGTTGCGGCTATAACACGCGCAGCAGGTTCAACGGGAACTGAGGTAACAGGCGTAATTGCTGGTTTTGCTCCCGATCTATCAAACTTAGAGCTTAAAGGTCGGACTGCATCAACAGATCGATTATCACAAGTTCAAGTTGATCCAAATGCACTTTATGAAATTGAAATTGGTTCAGTTTTAGCTGTCACCGATGTAGGTGCAAATTTCTTACTTACTGCAAATGCTCCAACCGTTTCGGGTAATTCTGTTACCTCCGCGATGGTATCAGGTGCGGCAGATGCAGCGGGTCCACTTAGACTGATTGGCTTAATACCCCCTACTGATGGCACAGCTTTAGGCGCTGTTGGTAATCTTGGGTTATTTAGCATAATCCGTTCACAACAAACTAACTTAACAGGAGTATAGTCATGACAGTTATAACTACTGGTAATGAATCGCGTATGCTCCAAGAGGGCTTGAATGCCGTTTGGGGTGATGAGTATGATTCGCACGTAAAGCAATATGATAAAATCTTTGATACATACGACAGTAAAAAAGCTTTTGAGCAAGATCAACAATGGGAAGGCTTCGCGCTTGCCCCGGTCAAGCCAGAAGGTGATTCTATTGCTTATGACACTCAAACAGAGGGTATTTCTCCAAAATATCCGGCGCTTACTTATGGTAAGGGTTTTATTGTTACTGAAGAAGCGAGAGAAGATAATCTTTATGGTGTTTTCAATCGTAAAGCAGGCGCATTAGCTTTTTCAATGAATCAGACTAAAGAGGTTGTAGGTGCTAACGTGCTAAATAACGGCTTTAATCCTGCATTCACTATGCAAGACGGTGATGGACTAGCTTTATTTAGTTTGGTTCATCCGAATGGTCCTACAGATGCAGGTACTTATTCTAACCGTTTGACTGTTGATTCAGACTTAACAGAAACAGCTTTAGAGGATATGTTGATTCAGATTAACGAAGCAACCGATACCCGAGGGCTAAGAATTGCATTGGCTGGAACCCGTTTGGTAGTTCCTCCTTCGTTGATGTTTGAGGCAGAGAGAATTTTAGGCTCTACTTTGCAAAATGATACGGCAAACAATGCAATCAACGCTATGAAGACTATGCAGTCTTTACCCGGCGGTTTTACTACAAATAACTTTTTGACTGATAACGATGGTTGGTATGTAAAAACTAACGCTCGTGAAGGCATGAAGTATTTCACACGTAGAGCGGCTAAGTTTGAGCAAGATATGGATTTCGGAACTTCCAATATGGCATTTAAATCTACTGAGCGTTATAGCTACGGTTGGACAGATGCCCGAGGAATGTACGGGACTCCAGGCGCATAAAAACTGGGGGCTTCGGCCCCCTTTTTCTTTATTTTATAATGTCCTTGGTTGGTCAGTTTCGGTTCGATTCCGTTAGGCATTGGAGCAATATAATGAGAACAACTAAATACCCAAATGGCATAGAGTCCTTTCTTGTTGATAATGATGCAGAGGCTAAAAATTCAGCTTATACAGTAGTTATTACAACTGATTCAGGAAAAACTTTTACAAATGGCGAGACTGATGGAGTAGTTTTTACGCTTCCTGGAATCGAAATTGGAAATACAATCACATTTATCAATACGGCTCCTTATGGCCAAGCAGATTTAACAATAAGCCCTGATGCATCAGATGGGATAACTTACATTAATGATAGTACTGACGATAAAGATTTAATACTAACTAAATCCACCTCAAATACTGGCGATTATGTCACTCTTGCATCGTTGGATGGTGTTGTAGCTTGGCAGGTAGTTGATGTTCGTGGTGTTTGGACTAAAGAACCGTAAGGAGAGTATTAAATGGCAACTCCAGTAAATGTTGATTTTGATCTAGCAAATGCAGGGACAAAAACTATAATCTTAAATAGGTGGGGTTATCCTTCTTATTCTGCACAAGTGAGCGCGGGTAGTGCTTTGGTTGAGGGTACACTTCAACGAGAGAACAGAGGTGAGACACCAGTTTGGTTTACTTTAGACGATACAGCCGGAACTGCATTAACTGCAGTAACGAGCGGTATAGTCGATATTCAAAACAGCCCCTTAGAGGCAATTCGCATTACTGCAACAGGCGCTACAGTTGGCCGAGTTATGCAAACTGGCGGTTAAAATAGGGGTCAATAATGACTGATATAAATGGCGATCCTTATACGGTATTAACTAATTTATCAGTTGATAGATTATTGGTTAATGGCTCACCGGTAGCGGGAGGAGCGGCGGCGGGTCCAAATGATTCGGTACAATTTAACTTAAGTGGAAATTTCACTGGTGACGCTTCTTTTAAGTGGGATAATACTGGTAAAGTTTTATCAGTAATTGGATCAATTACAGCTACATCAATTAACGGAATATCTTTAACAACTGGCGGCTCTGTAGATGATTCGCTTAGAGGCGATGGCACATATCAAACAATCACAGCAGGAGCCGATACACAGCTACAATTTAACAACTCTGGCTCTTTGGCAGGTTCGGCCAATCTCACTTGGGACGGGCTTGTATTAGCTGTGACGGGTGGAATTACAGCCACTACATTCAATAGTATAGCTTTGACAAATGGTGGTGCAGGAAATAACTATTTAGATGATTCTGGTTCTTATTCTCCGGCCACTGCTGGTCCTGCTGGTGCAAATACTCAAGTACAATATAATGATGCTGGAACATTAGGAGCAGATGCCAATTTTACTTGGGATGGTTTTACGCTTTCAATAACAGGAGCGGTGATAGGTACAACATTTAACAGTGTTGCTTTAACCAATGGCGGGAGCGTTGTTAATTTGCTTAGAGAGGATGGTACATATAATCCTTTGGCGTGGGGAGAGATTTCAGGAACATTATCTAATCAAATTGATTTACAGGTTGAGCTAGATGCTAAAAAGAATGATTTTGCAGAAAATACAGCATTTAATAAAAACTTTGGTACTAGCGCGGGAACGGTTTTAGAGGGAAACACTGTTTTAGGTGGGGCTGTTGATAGCGTTACGGGTGATGGTGTTGGTGGTACTGCTGTTAATCCGGTGATGAGCTTTCCTGTTCCTAGTGATATCGGCTTGGGCAATGTTGATAATACAAGTGATGCAAATAAACCAGTAAGCACAGCCCAGCAAACCGCTTTAAATCTAAAGCTGAATTTATCAGGCGGCGCAATGACTGGCCCAGTTACAAGTATCAGCACTTGGACAGGAACATCTTTTAATGGTGTAGCTTTAACAACTGGAGGTTCTATAAATGATTCTCTTAGGGCTGACGGTACATATCAAACAATCACAGCAGGAAGCAAAACACTGCAACAAGCCTATGTTGATGGTAATACTATTTCGGTTGATGCGGCTAATGGAACAGTAGAGCTAGACCAGACAGGTGAAACTCTACCAAGTTTTAGATTAGTTCCTGATGCGACTTTCCCAACTACTAATTTAGGCTCGGGGGCTCTACATCCTGATACTGATGGGACATTATACTCTTATGATTCAACGCGATCAAAATGGTTATCTATTTCTGAGTTTCCCTATCATTTTACAGATAACGGGAATAATGATAGTTCTTATTTAAAAATAGGAAATGTTGCAAGCACATCAATCGGCTGGGTGGCTCCTTATGATTTAACTATCATTACAATTGAGGCTATAGGTGAGGGAAATTTAACTAAAACTTTTGATTTGGAAGCTAATACAGTATCTATTGAGACATTCTCCTTGGTTTCAGGCAGTTATTCAGATTCTTCAGCTAATATAAATATAAATGCTGGAGATATCTTACAATGTTTTGCAACTGGTGCGGGGGCTTCTGTTAATGATCCAGTAGTTTCGATTTATACGAAGAGAAGGAAATAGCGATGACATTAATTGCAAAAAACAACTCCGGCTCTACGCAAAAATACCTTTCTCTTGTACATGAGAACGGCGTTAATGTGCCAATAAGTGATTATTATTCCCAGTTTGATATTTCAACATCAAGCGATCTTAATGCTTTAATTATAGCTGGTGATATAGTTTTAAATGATGGGACAGATGATTTATCAATTTCGGATGCTTTGAACGCCACAGAAATAGGCGTATTTAATTATGAGAATGCTTTTGGAATAACTCAAGTGACGGGGCCAATTATAACGCCGCCAATTTTAAACTCAGACCAAGATAATTATTCGCCATCTGGTTTTGAAACGTGCAATTTAATTAGGCAAGAGATTAATGGAGACAGGATTATAACAGGGTTTCAAGCTCCTCCGGCTGGAGTTAGAAGAGTTATAAGAATACAAAATATTGACACTTCAAGCAATCTAAAATTTAAAAACAACAGCTCAAGCAGTACGTCTGCTAATAGATTATTGATAAGAGATAATGGGCCAGATAAATCAATAAAAGAGAATGAAATAGCTGAGTTTTGGTACGACCATGACGATAATAGATGGCGTGTATATGGTAGAGTAGGTTAAATAATAATAATAAAATGGATTGACTGGTAAAATGAAGGTATACAAAGAAGAAAATGAGGCTTTGCCAGATGTTAAAATAACACAGGACTCAGATAATGCGCCAATTGGATTTGTAGAAATTACAGATATAGTTGAGCTGCATAGATTTGGGGCTAATTCGTATGGCATTGATAAGCAAGGATGGACAGATAGGCTTTGCTTTAGAGCCAAATTAAAAGAAATGATTTACACTAAAATGGGCGTAGTTGATCCCGACGATGTAAACGATCAATCAAAATGGGACTTGCTTTCTAGTCAAGAAAAGAAGTTGGCAGCGGATTATTTTTTAGTCTCAAAAGAAAGCTTCCAATTGGAAGTTGAGAACAGCGCACGATACTGGATAATAAAAGCCTCAGAATATCGAGATTGGACTCAAGAGGCGCGAGAGAAAAGGTTAAGTTTATGTGATGCCATAGTTTATTCAAGAATCCTTAATATATCAGATGCAAAATTAATTTTAACCGATCTAAACCAGATAGCTAAAGACACTTTAATAGATAAAGATGATCTCACTAAAAAACTAAATCAAAAAATCAGAGTTAAAAGACTTGGCAAAATGTACATTCAAGGTCTTGAGGATGAGGAACATGATGGAGTTGTAGCGATTGTTGATTGGGTTAAATCAACGCCGGGAACGCCTTTTGAAAACAATGGTTTCTTTAACCTCCCTTATCCGTTTAAGCCGGGGCATACAGCTCAAAGCGTATCAGATGAGCTTTTATCTGTTATAAATGGTGAATTCTAATGTATCGCCGCGAAAGCTTCTGTGGTCCCGCAGGGAATGGAGTTATATCACAGTTTTTTTCGTGGATGATGGGAAAAGTTTTAAAATGGATGGGGCTCAATTTTGAAAAGTCTTGTCAAAACCATGATATCGATTGGGATAATGGCCCCAATACTAAAGATGATATAAAGTTTGCTTTGAGTGTTTATGAAGAAGCAAAAGAACAACAGGGATCGAGTGTTGCATGGATAGCATCAATTTTTGGCTTTTTGCTGGTTCGTTCAACAGCAATTGTTTATAAATTAATAGGTTAATAGAATGTTAGATTTAGAAGAAAACGAAAAACAAACGATCATAAACTTATTAAATGAGGCATCTAAAACTATAGGTGTTGATAATGAAGAAGCATTTATACATATTTGCAATATTGTAAGGAAAATAAAAACTTCTTCTGATGAGGTATAAATTATGACTGCTGGATTATTAAAACCACAGCCTGGACTACATCAATTAATTGATGATGTTGGAGGTCGTAAAATACGATCAGATAAGGTTAGGATTACTTGGGATGGGATTGTAACTGATAATTTGGATTGGGACCCTAAACATCCACAGTTAGAGCTAAGGGCTCGATCTGAGAGGATTGGCGTAAAGCCTACAAGAGTAAGGCCCAAAGTTAAATTTGTTACTTCAGTAGACCCTAATAGTTTAAACGGAAAAATATAATGGCTACAAGCGGCTCTATAGATTTCAATATTACAGCGGATAAAATAATTCGTAAGGCTTTAGCTCTGATTGCAGAACGAGCGGCAGAAATACCTCTGACAAACAACGAGATATCAGACGGGTTAGAATCGCTTAATATAATGGTTAAAAATTGGCAATCTCAAGGGCTGCATTTATGGAAAAGAGCAGAGGGGGTGTTATTTTTAGATGCTGGCATTTCTTCATATTTGTTAGGACCAGATGGAGCGGAGGCTACTTTAGAAGACGATTTTATTAACACTGAATTAAATTCATTGGCAATAGCAACGGATACTGTTTTAGTGGTTGCGAATACAGCTAACATGACAGCGGGTGATTTTATAGGGATTGAGCTGGATGATGGGACAAGACAATGGACAACTATAGTAACTGTTGATTCACCTACTGGATTAACTATTACAGACCCATTAACAGATTCGGCGGCAATTGATAATAGTATATTTACATATACAACTATTTTAGAAAGACCCCTAAGAATAGAGGATGCAAGGCGAACAAGATTAGATTCTAATACTGAGGTTCCATTAAACAAATGGGCAAGGCAAGAATATTTTGCTCAAACAAATAAAACATCTCAAGGAACGCCGACTAACTTTTATTATCAGCCAACATTAGAAAATGGCCAAATTTACATATGGCAGACATCCGATAGTGTGAGGCAGGTTTTAAAGTTCACATTTCAGCAAACTATAGAGGATTTTGATACGACATCAAATACCCCTGATTTCCCTATTGAATGGGCTCAACCTTTGATATGGGGTTTGGCTTCAATGATTGGGCCAGAGTATGACGCGCCATTGGATAAGTTAGATAGAATAGATGTTAAGGCGGCTAAATTTTTAGAAGATATATTAGGTTGGGATGAAGAGATAACAAGTTTAAATATACAGCCAAATTTTAGAGGCTCTTAATGGCTAGAATATCGGTAGATATAGCAAATGGATGGTATGAATCATTTTCTCCACAGTTGGCAGATTTAGTTTGTGTTAATTTGCGTCCTGTAGTGCCTGAATCTCCAGCTTATAGCCCTACAGCATTGCGTTCAACGGATGGAATAAGAGAGGAAGTTGATACTTTATTAGATACTAGTAGAGGCGCTATAGAGGCCCAAGGCTTGCCATATTTCGTACAAGAAAATTCATTTATTAGCGTTGATTCATTGGGAATTGTTACTAATTATGGAACTATTACAGGCAGCGGTCGGGTTAAGATGGCAGCAAGTAGAACTATCATATGGATAGTTGTTCCAGATGGTAATTCTTATTATTTTGATATATCTACTAGCACTCTAAATTTAAACTTAGACCCTAATTTTTTAGGCCCTGCAATTGATGTTAAATTTAAAGATAGTTTCTTTGTATTTTGCACTGAAAGCATAATTTTTAATGCAAATTTAGATGGTATAACTTTTACACCGACCGATTTTGGAACTGCGGAAGTAGACCCAGATATAATAAATGCATTAGAGGTTAGTAATGGGCAGCTATATGCTTTAGGAACTGAGACAATTCAGCCTTATCAAACTGTTGGCGGTTCAGGATTCCCATTTGCTACCATCCCCACAGGAACGGTTGAGAGAGGGTTGGCGGCTCGGTTTGGAGTTGTCAAAGCTAATAATACTTTTTATTTTATGGGTGGTGGCGACCAACAAGAGGTGTCTATTTGGCAATTTACTGGAAATGGAGCAATTAAGGTTTCTACGCCAGCAATTGATCATTTTATGCAAGATTTGGGAGATACAGAAATAAAAGGAGTATTTGCTTGGAGCTATCAAACTGAGGGCGAGGAGTATGTAGGCTTTACATTTTCAAATAGAACCTTTGTATATCAAGTAACGGCTTCACAAAGAAAAGGGAGGTCTATCTGGCATGAGAGGCAAACAGAAGGAACAAGATGGAGAGCTAATACAGTTGTCAGAGCGTTCAATCAAATATATGTAGGAGATGAGCGAACAGGAAAAATAGGAATTATAGACCCAAATATATATACAGAGTATAGCGACACATTGACAAGAGAGTTTACAACACAGCCCTTCAATTTTGAAGGTGCGCCAGTTTTTGTAAATGAATATGAAATGGTTATGGCTTCGGGTGTTGGTAATGTTTTAAGCACTAATCCAGTAGTTCAGCATTCATATTCAGGAAACGGTTTAAATTTCACGCCAACTCTAACTAGAGAAATGGGTGAGGTTGGTAATTATGGCCAGAGAATAGTATGGCGAAGAATGGGCAAAATCGAGAGGAACAGAGTTTTAAAGTTCCAAACACATGAGCCCGTTGAGACAACATTCTTTAGATTAGAGGCTGAGGTTAAAAATGCCTCTTAATTTCATGCAGCGTGGAGAGCGTTGGCTAAAAGAAGATGGTACACCAACAGACAGATTTGCCGAATTAATAGAAGAATTAATAAGGGAAGTGGGAAGCATGACAACTAATGCAAAACTAATAGCGACAAGGCCAGTTGATGCCGCTATTACAAAAGTTTATACATCACCAACATCTCAAGAGGGGGGTAGGGGAACAATTATAACGCAATTTAGTGCAACTGATCCCTTGGGCGCTGAAGTATATGACGTTTATATAGGTTCGGTCGCTGATAGCACAACTAAAGTAATAGAAGGCGAAACAGCCCCAGCTAATGGTATAGCGCCAAGCTCACTAATAAATCAATTAGTTATGCCAGGTGATTCTATATTTGTGCAGGCTGGAGCAGGTAACACCATAGTTTTTTATGCATCGGGAACTGAGAGAAGATGAATTTAGAAATTACTAGAGATTCAGAGATCATCAAAAAAGTTATGACTGATAGTGATATTTGGTCAAAAATCAGTATTGATAATGTAGAAAAGTCTGATTTTAATCCTGAAATTCCTGCAAATATCATATTTTTAGCGGCATTTGTTAGTGATGTGATAGGATTGCATATGTTCACAAGTTATAAAAATGGTGTTCTTTATCACCCTATGTTATTAAAACCTTACAGAAAAGATTATGGAAGGGAGTTTTTCAGAAATGGTATTAAGTGGT